ACCCGATCAGCATGAAGCCGTAGCACTCCCCGACCCCGGTGAAGGCTCCCGACGGGGTCGAGGGGGCCGTCGCGTGCCGCTCGCGCATATAGAACGCGACCGCGGAGTCCTGCTGCCGGCCGGCGCACCAGATTTTATCCTGCATCTCGCCGGTTCTTTCGGGGTCCCGATAGACCAGGGCCCGCGGAGCCTCCATGGCGATCTGCTCGTCCGAGGGAAAGGCCGCCAGGTCATCTTCAGGGGGCTCCCAGTTGGTATCGGGAGGATCTTCGTATTTACCGGGCCCGAAGGAGAAGACGTCCTGGACGCACTTTAGGACCATGCGATTATCGTCGAGCTGGCCGTGATCGATCCGGAGCACTCTCATCGGGAGTTTAGTCAGGCCCAGGTCGTCGTCCGTCCAGGCGACCACGGAGCCGGGAGTCAGATCCCAGAAGGATTTATCGACGGTGAAGTCCGCGCGCGCCAGGGGATAGCTCAGCGGCCGGATATCGCGCCAGGCGATCGCGTTCGCCAGGGCCGCGTCTTTTACTCCGGGATAGTTGCCGGTCGAGGTCACGGGGATCCCGGTCTGCACGGTGCCGCCGCCCTGGACCATGGCGTTCGCCATATCCTGAGCCATGGCGAAGTCTTCCTGGTAGCTATTCGACCGGTTGAAGAACTGGACCTTGACCTGGTTCGTGGTTTCGCGCCAGGATCCTCGGCTGAAGTTTCCGACCTCGATGATATTGGACTCGCTGAGCTGAGGCACCAGGTCGATATCGTAGTCGTCCCGGATCAGCTTCACGCGCCATTTTCCGGTCTGGTGGTCGAGGTAGATCACGCCGTCGATCTGCTGCTCGATCTCGCGGAGGAGGTCCTTCGCTTCCATGACCCGGTCGAGGAGCCTGCTGTATCCGTTTCCCTCGGTCGCGAGCGTCGACGCGGCCGTGGTGAATTCGGAAGTATTAATATCGGCAGCCGGGATTCCCAGGCCCCACTCGATATTCGTCATGATCTCGTAGATCACGTTCATCGGGTTCGCGTCGTCCGTGTTCACGGTAGGATCGCCCAGGGAGAGACCGTTGGGAATGCGCTGGACCTCGAATTTCCAGGGGTCGATATTCGTAGCGTTCCCGAGGTAGCCGTGCTCCCAGACCACGTAAGCGGTCCCGAGGTAGCGGGGAGTCACTCCGCCCACGGACTGGTAGGTCGAGAGATAGCTATTCGCCGCCTGGCTTTGGGTCCCGAGGTGGATCCGGAGCGTTCCCTGCACGCCGCCGTAGCCAAGCTTATCACCTCCGAAGAGGTTCGGCTGATTAATTGAGATCACGCTGGTCGCGGTTCCGTTGTAGACCAGCTTTTCTTTGATCCATACTTTCTTGATCGAGTCGATCGGCCCGCGGCAGAGGCAGAGCTGGAAGCCGAGATAATATTTATAGCCGGTCGTCACGCGCTTCCCGCTGAACATGCCGGTCTTTATGTATTCCGTCACTGCTGCCTGGACGAGGTTTCCCCACCAGACCACGTTCGGCCCGGAGATCTGGGTCGTTCCCCAGAGCAGCGGGATCACGCGCGCCTGGGTCGCCGTAGGGAATTTAAAATCACCGATCCCGGCCGGCTTCGCGTCTTCGAGGGCAGGCTTCGGCCGAAGCACTTCGGAGAGCACGAACGAAACGACCAGCATGATCAGGCAGAAGATAATAGACATTTTAGGTTATACCCGTTTCAAAAGGGTTAATCGTCGGAACAAAAGCGAAGCCGGCGAACTTGCCCACGTTAGAGAATCGCGTGTTACAATGCCCAGCGACCGCATGATCGCAGCCGGCGAAAATATCGACGTTCGTGCCGGTTAGCGCCTCACCGAAGGGGAGCAGCAGCGTCAGGTCGTTCCCGCTATGGTTCAGGATCATCCTGAAATCCTGGAGGCCGGCCGGCTTCACATATCCGGAATTGTAGTATCCGTCCGCTTGACCGTTCGCGCCGGTCACGGTGATCACGTTCCCGGAGACGGCAGTCACTTCGCCCGTATGCTTGAAGAGATCCGGATTCACTCCGCAGGCTGCATCATATAGAAAGTTGTTGCAGAGCCCTTGATAAGTGAATCGAGGGATCGGCCTGGAGGCCGTCGACTCGATAGACCTGACCGCGATCACTGCTTCCTGGCCATTCATGGGATACTTCACGGACTGAACATATCCTTTATAGACCAGCGCCTGGGTCCAGGGCGTCGGCTCGTCTCGCTGGACGCGAATAATCGACAAGCTGGCCAGCTGACCCGGAACGATATCAATATACTTTCTCGCGAAGGTATTCGTCGCCGGCAGCATGATCTCCAGGACCGCGTCTCGATCGTCGCTTCCCTGAATAATCGGGCCGCGCTTGATTGCTTCCGCTTCATAGACGTCGGAGCCCAGCGTGATATCATCCTCCGCGGAGGTGTAGAGAAAAGAATCAGCTCCGAGGGAGAAGTCATAGACCTCTATCGGTCGAGATTCCTCGACGCTGCTCTCCAGGGTATCATAATCAGCCATTAATCGAATACCATTTTTACAGGGTTAAAGATTCGAGCCCGTCCGACCGTGGTATCGTGTTCGATTCGGATCTCGTCCGTATCAAAACGCACGAGCTCGTAGAACTGGATCCGCTGAATCTCATCGACGGATCTGTCCGCCGGCCAGGTAGTATTCAGGGTCAGCCGTTCCTCGGTCCCACTCAGCTGAGAGCTGCTCTGGATCTCGCGGACCAGGCTCGTCCCATCGGTGAAGGTGATTTTGAAAACCTTCTTCGACTGTCCGCCCTCGATAAACCGATCGTATCCGATCCAGGAGATGTCCATGGTATCCACGCCGGTCACCAGGTTCTGGCTCGGAGTCATGTCCTCCATGAACGTCGGGATATAAAAAGCGACCTGCCGGCCGCGGAGGGCGTAGAATAGCCGGCGAGCGTTCCAGAGATCTTGCCTGGTCTTCACCACGAAGCCCTTCACGTGGGCCCGTTTATTCGAAGCCCAAGGCGTATTCTGGGAAATAATCCCGGTATTATTATCGATGAAGGAGACCTTCTGCTGGAAAGTCTCGCCCATCTGTCCGCGGATAAAGTTGAAATCGTCGAGCAGGACCTTCCCGTCGTAGGTACTGAAAGCGCTGGTATCGCCGGTCGGAGCTCCGATATCGTTCTCGGTGACCAGGAACTTCGCCTTCATGGTCTCCAGATTCACCGGAGGCCGGCGTCCTTGGACGCTCCCGCTGATCACGGTCAGCCGTACCGGGACGACCCGGTCGCCCACTTCGTAGCTGTTCGTTATCGTCTGCTCAAACGTGACCGAATTCGACGTGAAGGAATCGACGGCCAGCACGTCGAAGGTCGTATCGTCCTTGATCACCGCGGCCAGGCCTCCGACTCTCAGGTCGAGGTAGTCCGTCGAATCCACGGAGATCGTATCCGAGGTTCCGCCGGCCAGGTCCGCGGTCACTTGCATCTGATCCGGCCATACCGGGAGAGCGATATATTTTCCCTGCCAGCCATAGAGCAGGGCCTGCACGATCTGCCGCTGCACGCCGGTCAGATAGAGCTTCGCCTCGAAGTGCTGCCGGGGATTCTTCCGGATCGCGATCCGCTGCTCGCTGCCGTCCTTGTGCTCCAGGATATCCGTCCGGAACTGGAGGATCTCGACCAGCTTCCCGTCGAAGTCCGCAGTCAGGAGGGCGATCCGGTTGCCCTTCACGCCCAGGTAGAGCGTGCCCACGCCGCCCGTGATCAAGAAGTCGATGGTCGTATCGAAGGCCGGCAGGCCGTCCGCCAGGGCCCGGCAGATCTGGGCGAGCGGGCTCAGGTTCGTCGAGAGCGGATCCAGGAGGCTCCCCATGGGGCCCAGGACCGTCGGAGGCGTCGGAGTATCCGGGAGCTCGACGCCCGGCGAGGCGTTATTCGTGATCGCTGTCAAGGTCACGTTATCGCAGCGGAACGCGCTGAAGAGGTCGAAGCGATCATCCACCGCGGTCACGATATTCCCGAAGTCGATCCCGTCCCTGGGCATGAGATGCACGGCCTCGAACCAATAATCGCCGCCCATGGCCATCTTGTCTTCGCGGACGACGTCGTCGCGATCCGTCGTTCCAGCAGGGGAAGAGCCGCCATCCACGAAGGTATAGTCGCCAGCTCCGAGCGTGCTCGCCGTGAGCAGGGCGAGGGACTTCTCACCAGGAGGAGGAGCTCTACGTCCGGACGTTTTGCCGTATTGTGGAGCTTGAAAGTTGACGCAGCTCCAGCGATCATCTATTGTTCCAGGGTAGTCCGTCACGATTAAGTCGTTACCTTTTTATATGCAATACCTTGCCAGGCAGTGGTCCCTGTTGCAGTAGCTCCGGTCTGCTTGAAATAGCTTGGGAATAGGACCCAGGTATCCGATCCGACGGTGACCTCGTCGCCGCCTACAAAATGCTGAATATTCACGCCGCGGACGTCCTTCTGCCAGCCGAGGAATCTCACCGCGTCGTCCGTCCGATCCCAGTGAAAGCAGCCGATCGGATATGCAGGAATTAGGGCCTTCTCAGAATTCGCCGCAAAGCGTCCAAAGGCTCGCGCGATCAGCCCGCCTCGGAAGCCGCAAGTCGTCTGGATTCTTGCCACGGCCGCGCGGTCGTTCCCCAGGTCCGTCGAAAGCTGGTCTCCCATATGGACCGCCCACTTCCCAGAGCCGCCCTGGTTCGGCAAGCCCTCGGCGTGGATCGTCGCGCAGTAAAGCTCTCGGTCGACCTGGCCGGAGGGATCGTTATCTTTTGTCAGTCCATCCAAGAGGAAAGAATTCGAGCCGCGGATCCCGACGAGCGTGCTGTTAGCTGTGTAGACTTTATGGCCGTAAGCATACTCGCCACCGGTCCAATCGCCCAGCTTATCCAGGAAGCCGAAGCCGAAATGGACGTATTTATTCTCCTCGGCCTCGACGATCACGTGAGCATAGTGATCGTCCTCAAAGCACCAGTATTGCAGCGGAGAATTCGTGATCTGTGCATTCCTTGCGTTGTCGATCAGAGAATCCGTGCCACTGATATATCCATTTCCTGAATCATCCGTATGATTTCCTGGATCAGTGCCGGTGCCGATGAAACCCAGGGCCTGGTAGATCCCGAGGTGGTTCGGGCTTGACGTATCCCAGCGGAAAGAAATATAGAGATTCATTCCCGTCCCGGTTTTATGGATCGCCCACTTTCCCGCGCCAGTGTCAAGTTGGTCCTGGGTCCAGCCGGGAGTCCCGGTGAGGAACGTATTCAGTTTCGTCACGAAGTCCTGGAGGCTCGTGACCGATTCATTGATATAGCTCATTTAAGCCTCTTTCATGCAGAAGAAAGAATACCTTTCCCGGTTGTGACAGTCCGCGAAGATGCGATACCGATCTGACCCGATCGTAAAGGTATCCTCCACCGTGACCGTGCTACCGGAGGTCAGAGTCGCGCTGAACCAGAAGATATTATCGAGCTCCAGGTGCACGTCGTCCTCGACGGTGCCGCCCTCGATACCGGTGGACGGAGTCCTGATAAGCGTCATTGGAATCAGGAAGAAAAGATCTCCTCCAGAATTCGGAGTCCTGTAAAGCAGCTGGGTCGCCGTGATTCCGTAAGGTTGACAGATTCCATCGAACCAGCCGAACGGTCCCTCGTTTACGATGTTATCCTTATAACCGGATCCAGTGCTATCGCGTGATTCCCCGGTTGGATAAATGGTATGATTAGACTGAACTATTGATCCACCTTGGCCATTTCTTACTTCCTGCCAACTGGTATCGGTCAGCCGCCAAAACCAGACCGCGGAAGAAATCCCGGTCGCGGGTCCCTGGGGATTCACGAAGGATGATATATAAAGCGTTCCTTCATCTGGGGATCGATTTCTGACCGTAGTATTCCCAGCGATAAACATCGGATAAGGGTTCTCGACGGTCGTCCCAAAACGGTTACCGAATCCGAGATAAAATGGACTGTAGGCAGTCGTCGATCCGCCCACGGACTTCACCACGCCGGCGACCTTCGTCGCTGTAAACGAAAACCAGAAATCTTGACTGGAGTTGAAGACCGTCAGGTGAGCACGATCGTCCGTATAGGGTTCACATGGGTTTACCGTCCCAGTCGGCCCGACGTTCGCCTGATTCGCGATAGACATTCCAGGATTGAAGCTGGTCATGCCCAGAAGCAGAAGACCATAGCGATCGTCGACGCCCTCGGTCTCGTAGTAGGTCCGGAAGCAGATATAAGGCTCGTCACCGCTGGTCGGGGTTCCTTCCAGGACCACTTCTTTCTCGTCGTCCACGCTGTTATAGGAATAATTATTCCAGTCACGGACGGCCGTCCAGCCGGTATCGGTCAGAGTCAGATTGAACGTCGCACTGGAGCCGGTGCCGCCGGTCGCCGCGATCCCGGTCGTCCCGACGATCGCCTGGGTCGTCAAGTCGAGCGTGCAGCCGGTCCCGGAGCCGGATCCCGGATCGTTGTTCGTGGTCGCGCCGGTCGCGCCCGGCAGGACGCTGTAGGCTCCGCCGCCGTCCTGGATCGTGACCGTCGCCACGGCCGAGCCGCTGAGGGTCGCGACCTTGGCCTTCGCCTTCTGGGTTGCCGTGCCGCCTTCGATCTCCAGGATATCGCCCACCGCATAACCGGAGCCGCCGGCATTCACCACGGCCGAGGCGATCCTATTCGAAAAGGCTCCCATGTTCCGGAGAGCGATCCCGTCGATCACGCCGGCCGCGACGGAAGTCACCTCGATCGTGCAGTCGAGCAGCGCGCTCGCATGGGTGATCGTGAGGATATCTCCGACGACGTAACCGGTGCCGCCGGAGTTGATCGCAGCCGCGGAGACGTGCTTCGACGTCGCGAACTGGACGATCTTGTTCAGCAGGTCTCGGTAACCTGTCGTCGTATCTGCTTGCCATGCCACTACTTAGTCCTCCTACGACCGCGAACATAATCATGAATGGTTGTTTGGTGTAAACCGAATTGATCAGCCAGTTCCTGCTGAGTACGGTGTCCTTCAGCGTAAAGCCGTTTTATCTCTTCCACGATATGGTCTTCTACCTTTGCAAGCCCATGATTTATTCCGGTCGCCTGTCGGTTTTTACGAACCATGTCTCTCATGTTCTGAGCGCGTGTACCTAAAAATAAGTGATCAGGGTTAACGCATTTCCTATTATCACATTTGTGACAAACATGAAAACCTTTTGGAATATCGCCGTGGAATAATATCCAAGAAAAACGATGTACCGACCAAAGTTTTCCTGGTCGGGGTCCTCTCCTGACCTGACCATATCCTCCTGCATTTACAGATCCAAGCCACTCCCAGCAGCCGTTTTCTGTTTTATTTACCTTGTCCCAGAATTTTTCCATTATTGTAGTAACCTTCTAAACTGGTCTTTGTTACGTGAGACGGAATTCATGATCGTCTGGTCGCCAGCCGGCGAGTCCATGGCCGTCGGGACCTCGTTCGGATCGCTCACGTTCACGACCTGGACGTTCACCTGGGGAGCTGGTGCCTGGACCACGGTCGGGGAGGCCGCCTGTGCCCCTGCCGCAGTCGCTGAGGCCGTTTCGTCCGCCGGCACGATGTTCCCCATGCCCTGGGGCACGAAGAGCTCGGGGCCCTTCTCGCCCACCAGGAAGGGACGGTTCGCCTGGACGGGCCCGCCGGCCTGCCTGGCTGCCGCTCCCAGACCTCCGCCGGAGGTTCCGGTGATCGCCTGGATCGTCTGGAGCACCAGGAGCCGCACGATCAGCCGCGTGATATCATCGAGCAGTGAATTCGCGAACTCCTTGAAGTTGAACTGCCCGGTCCTAACAAACGTCACCAGGGCGTCCTCGGCGGAATGGAACGCATTGACCAGGGTATCTTCCATTAACGAGCCGACGTCCTCGATCTCGCTCTTGATCTGTTCCAGGCCTCGGGAGAGGCCGGCTCCGATCGAGTTGCTCGCCTGATCCGCCGCGATCTTCATCTCTCGGAGTTTTTGATTATACTGCTCTTGAGTGATTAGCCCGTCCGCGCGCAGCTGGTTCAGCGCCTCGATCGTAACCTTCAGCTGCTCCTGGGGTCCGTTCAGCTCGTTCAGGATTGCGTTCTTTTCTCTGAGCAGCATATTCTCTTCTTTTTGCAGCTCGACCAGCTTCCGTTCCTCGTCGGTAAAAAAGATTTCTGCCTCGGCCTCCGCCTTCAGCGCCTCGCCGGCAGCGCCTCGTTTCGTGGTTAGCCGTTCCAGTAAATCGTTTTCCAGAATCATATTTTTCAAAAGCTTGTCGAATTCGCTCAACGTCTGATCCAGGCCCTCCTCGGGAAGGCCTCCAGGAGCTCCGCCGCCCGTTCCCTCGCCAGCGCCTCCGGCAGCCTGGCCGGCTTCCTTCGCAGCTCGCTCAGCAGCCCTGCGCTCCGCGCCGTCGAAGAGCCTGTTCACCAGGTCCTCCGCGCCAGTAGTCTCGGCGAAGCCGTCCGCGAAGGCCTGGCCGATGGCCTCGCCCAGGTTCGCCGCGCCCTCGGAGAGCTCGACCTCGGGGAAGAGACTCGAATCCTTGAGGGCGTCGAGGTTCTGCTTGAATCGTCCCGGAATTGTTTTAAACTCTCCAACCATAAGATTTACGGCCGTTTTTGCAGAATCAGCCAGATCCTGGGCCGCTTCCAGGT